CTAATATCCGTGTAGGTGGAGTTATCATCGGATTCCTGCACAACACAAGTAATTGTTACACCAAGTGGTGTTCCTAAAGGCTGGCAGTTCTCAAACACAAATACAGCATATTCGTAACCGAGTCTATCCTCTCCAACACCTTCAGTAGAGGCCTCCGTGCTTCCCGCTCCAATCGTTGTGGGAGCAATTGTTAAGAATGTGTTTATTGCATTTCCTAAATCTCTCAACATTATAAACCTCCTATTTTAAGCTATTGTGGCATCATTAACAAGGCAGAAGGATTCCGGATGGCGAACCTGAATATCTATTTCCTGCAAAATCCTAATCCATGTCTGGTCTGATTCGAATGCTGTGGATGTTTCCTGGGATGCCTTTAATTCAATCCCTCCCCACATACCTATAAGAAGCTCCGCCCAGTTTGCGAAGTATATCTCAGTGCAATTAGATGCTGAGCCTTTTGTTAGATTTATGGGAAGCTGTGTGGTCATTGCGTAGGGAAATCCCATCCAAGATAATAGTGCCTGTTCTGAGACCATAGGCTGGACTATATATTCACCGCTTGTATCAGTTGTAAACTGTGCCACTTTCTGTTTTACCAATCTCCTCCGAACCGCAGGATGGAATATGTAAGCAAGTTTACCTCTGAAAGCATTATCTACCTGCAATTCATACTGCATGTCATACAGAACATCAAAAGTAGGTGCCCCACCATTTGTTCCTATTGCTACCGTATTTATTCCAGGAACATTAGCAATTCCCCTCGGAGTATGTTCCGTCCCTGACCCCCGTAACGCCGCATAATCAATTGCGAGTGCTATTGTTGTAAAAAGGTCATTACGGATTAACTGCTCAACTGAAGGATTGGAATATTTTAACAACTCATTTGAAAGTTTTACTAACGCACCAACCTTCTTGGGGGTTAAATTGACCTGACCTGCTGTGAGGGCAGATTCTGTAATAGCCTCATTCTCACCTACCCAATAAGCTGTAGCTCCTCCTGTCTGTTTAGGAATCTGAACAGGAACTCCCTGTAAACCTGTTAATACTGTTGCTCCCATTTTTGATACAACAGATTCTGCCCTGAGCAACTCAATATAACCTGCGAGAATCTCATTAGGCACAAAGTATCCCATACTGTTATCAGACCCTACAGACATTGCTCTTTTTCTTGATTCCTGAAATACTTCCTTTTCAAACCCCGCATTGCTCCAATCATTTGTTATAATTGCTTTTACAGCTTTGAAGAAGGAGAATTTCTTTGCCTCGTCCTCTAATCCTGGAACAGAGATACCAGCATTAATTCCCCTATTCTCAAGCTCCTTCAACCTTTCTTCTAACTTCCTCTGTTCTGTCAAAATAGTCTCTAGTGACGCTCCGATTGACTCAAGCATTGTTTTCTGTGTTTCTAAAATTTTCTGAACTTCCATTTTTTTACCTCCTCATGGTATATTTATTAGTTTCCTCGTTCATAGCTATTTAAGCTGAACAGAAATCTTTTCTATCATACTGTTAATATGCAGTAGTTGCTCTAAATAATTATCGATTTCCTCAGTAGATTCCGTCTTCTGGCGGGTTTTATTTTCTTCCTCCTCCTTTTTCTGTAGTAAAACAGCCTTCAATTCATCAATCCTCCGCTCGAGCTCATTGAGTTTTTCATAGATTTTATCCATTTCTTCCTCCTCATTTTCCATTTTAATTATTTCGCCAACAATTGCGGCAATATCTATTGATTTACTATGCTCCTTTATCCATGCCTCATCGAGTGACCATCTATCCTTGTCAAACATATAAGAAATAATCTCTTTGTCATCAACGCAATATTTTCCCTTAATTCCTTTTAAATCTGAAATTACAATTGTTCTTATTTTATGTCCTGCATGTTTTCCCTCCTCAGATGGAACAGGGATGTGGTAATATTCGTCTGTTACCTCTATTTTGGTTTCAGCGTTACTAGACTCTTTGTTGTCTATTTCATCAAGCAAATTCGACGCCGCCTTTTCTATACTATCATAACCCTGTTGAGCCGCCCTCTGTTTTGCGGCGATAATACCTTTACGATAAACTTTTCCATTCTTTCCGAAAGGAAATTTATAGTGTGCTTTTGTTTCTTCACCTGCGTTAGTGTCTATCGCTAAGAACCATTTTTTATACTCATCCCATCCTCCGTTTTCTAAAATACTATTACCATCAGAAGCGTCAAAGCTCCAATCAGAATCTTTATCAACTTTACCAGCATTAATTAAAAATTTCGCATGAGAAATTCCTGCGGAATTTACTCTAATATTATTAGGAGATTTATTAATCAAGTCTAAAACCTCTTTAGAATACTCCTTTAAGAACTCCTCATCCTCACCTTCATCTATACTCCGCTGTAGTGCTGTTGGATTTGCCGGGACTAAAACCTGTGATATTTCTAACAACTCAACATCGGTGTATATTCTTGAAGGTTTCTTTCCTTCCCTAACATCCTCAGCATCATATTCATTCTGTTCGTAATCATATGGAATGAATCCTACAGAATATGCGGCAACTCCATTTTTAGCAAGAAAAAATCCCCAATCAGCCTCATCGTTTCCCACGTTTATAAAATATTTAGCCCTACCAACAAGCTGGTTATCCTCAACCCATACTTTTTCCCAAATCCCAATCTGACTACGCAGGTCAGAATACCTGTGTGAGCTTAAAAGCACAGGATGTTTCAGAAAATTCTTCAGCCTCTTTTTGTAAGCTGATGCCCGAATAACTTCGTTGTAGCGGTCAACTTCCTCACTTGAAACGACTGCCTCAACAACTCCTTTTTCCGCATCTACTTCCCTAATTTTTATCGGAAAATATTTGTAGATTTTTTCCATAATACACTCCTCATATTAAAATTAAACCTGTATACTATATATCCGTCAAAAACATTTAAAAACTTTAACAACTTTTAACAGTTATCACCGGAATACAATAACATAAGCAATTTATTA